GAAGATTGCGACGCAGATAATAATACGTTCTCTGTACAAATTGAGCCTGATGTTTATGACGCGAGCTGGATGAACAGTGGTTGCGTTATCTTTTCTCCAAACGAAGAGTTTGGGGGAGAGGTAGGTGTGATTGGTTCAAACACGGAAGAAAACGTTGTCATTCTTGAAGGCGATACGTGGCGTGGGAAGCTGAGAAAAAAAGTTATCAGTCCACCGAATGGAGAAGCACACAAAATAGTAAGTGGAGATGTAAACGCTATAATAAAAGAGTTGGTCGATCCTTGCTATAGTGGTGTCATGCAAGGGACGTCACTGCCTGCGGATGTGAGCGTAACGAATTACAAATTTGACCGATACTGCACATTATTGGATGGAATAAACAAGATGCTAAGGTCAGTGAATCGTAAATTGCATATCCGATATGTACAGGGTGAGCAAGGTAAGAATGGTTATTGCGAAGTATCATCAAGTCCAATTGTAGACTTTACGGAAACGCTTGAAATTTCCCAAGATACGGATATGAACACATTGAAGTTTGTTACATCAAACAAAATGAATGGTATTAATCATTTGATATGTTTGGGTACAGGCGAATTAACCGAGCGAATGGTCGTTCATTTGTATGTAGATCAAAACGGTAATATATCGCAGAGAAGAACGTTCACAGGCAACGAGGATAGAACAGAGGTTTATGATTATCCTTCGGTGCAGGATAGGGATGAACTAATAGAAGGCGGAATCAAGAGATTGCAAGAAGTAATGAATTCTCAGTCTTTCGGATTTGATGCTGATGACCTTGACTTGAGCGTAGATATATCAGACATTATCGGTGGCAAGGATTACATCACAGGGTTTCAGGCTTCAAAGCCTGTGGTAAAGAAAATATATAGAATGGGCATGGATGGTGTTGAATCCGTCCAGTATGAATTAGAAGGAGAGTACTCATGAACATTGTTACTGGGTTTAGAAACGAGCCTCATGTTACAGCTGAAGATATGCGAGTGCTTATTCGCTCCGTATATGGTAACGGTTCGGTTATCACAGCCATTGGCGAGAAACTAGAGCCCGAACTTATTTCAAACAACGAAGTGCGAATACATGATGGAGCAATCGTACAGCAAGGCTGTTTCGGAAGAATTGAGGCAAACACGTATGAAGTGATTACAATTGACAATGGTAGTCAGGACATGAAGCGTATTGATTTGATTGTAAGCCGATATGAAATGAATGCCGATACGGGTATTGAATCTATGACTTTGAAATTAATCAAAGGTGAGGAATCAGAAGGTACGCCTATTGAACCAAGCTATGTTTCGGGCAACATTGAAGACGGCGATTTGGTTGACGAGTTCCCATTGTTTCGGATTAATCTTGACGGAATCACGGTCACGAGCGTAGACAGATTGGCTGAGCCTGTACAACAGGTGTATTCGTTTGATTCAATCGCTGAATCTGAAATGTCACCTGCATTACGCAACCATTCAATAGGTGATTATTTTGTTTATAATGGAAAATTGTATAAAGCAAAAACGGCTATTGCCACAGGAACGAATTTAGAGATTGGTGGAAACATAGAACAAACAACTCTAGGTGAAGAACGTGGAAGCAATATTTATGCACGAATGTCATGGGGTAACGTCAATCTATCAAATAATTCGTGGGCGACAAATACAGGTGGAACTGGAAATGGAATTAATGCAGACGGAAGCACAGCCGTCAATGCGTACAACCTTGCTTTGAATCGCAAAGGAAAATACTATGTTTTTTACAAAGCGACATTCAATGACAATTTGAGCAAAACAGGACTTCGTGGTCTTCGGTTTTATATTGGAGAGCAAAATTCAGGCGAGGAATTTGTTGCGCCAGCTGGAAACAACACGACTATAAACACATTTAGATATATTGACACAACCAATTTATCAAATTCAAACATTCGTATGGGATTGTTCCAAAACAGTGGCGGAACGATTAGTGCAACTAATATTCAAATCTACGCAATTTATTTAGGCAAATAAAAGGAGTATTTATGACACAATTTTATATTTTGGAAATCAAACAATTGAACAATGGTGAATTTGAACATAACGTATATTATGCATGGGACGAGAACCCTAATAAGGCAAGATTAAAGGCTGAAGCAAAGTATCACGAGATTCTATCGCAGGCGGCGATTAGCGACACGAAAAGACATTCGGCAATCATTGTGAGTGAGGAATGTTTTCCTGTCGTAAATCAATGTTACAAGCATGAAAGCGGGGCAATTGAATAATGAATTATATTACAAACAAACAGTGGTGGGAGAAAGCAGGAATCCGAGCTTTAAAAACCATGTGTCAAACAGCTGTATCTTTAATCGGAACTAATGCAATTGGAATTACAGATATTGATTGGTTAGCGGTAGGTAGTGCTTGCGCATTAGCTGGCGTATTATCTTTGCTTACTTCATTAGGTGGTATTCCTGAGGTGGAGGAATGACTCCCGAAAGCACAGTATCGTTGGCATTGATATTCGGCATTATTTCGGCAGTAGGCGTTGTATTCAACATGGTACGTTCTTACCGAGAATCCCTATCAGGAATTATAAAAGCTAATGTTAAGCTGGATGAATTGTGTGGCAAGGTTGATGAACAACGGCTTGATGTTAGGGCAATAGACCAGAAAATAAACAATATGGGTAAGAAACAATTGGAGCATGATATTCGCATGGACGGCATAGAAGAAAGGCTATGCAAATTGGAGGAACGCAATGACTAGATTGCATGGAATTGATGTATCGTTTCATAACGGTTACATTGATGTTTCGAAGTATGATTTCGTCATTATACGAGCTTGCTGGGGAACGCATACGGATTCAAAACTAGATTATTGGGTAAATGAGTGTAATGAAAAAAAGACGGCATATGGATTATATTTGTACTCATATGGTTTATCATATGAGGATGGTAAATCCGAAGCTGAGTTTCTATTGGCGACAATTCAAACTAAAAATCTAAAACCGTCCGTAGGAGTTTGGCTCGACATGGAAGATGCTGACAAATACAAGCTAAAGCGTGGAGCATTGAATAGAACAGTCATTACGGATGTATGCAACGGATTCATTGATGAATTTAAAAAGTCAGGGTATTACTTTGGAATCTATTCTACCAGCATTTGGTTTAGAGATTATATGCCTACCATCAAATGTAATAAGTGGATTGCTCATTGGGATTCGAACAACGGTCAGGTAGGAAGTGATTTATCAGGAGAATGTGATATTCATCAATATACATCTGTTCCTTTTGACAAGGATATATGCTTTAAAGATTTTGAACACTTCAAGAAAAAAGAATCAGTGAAGGAGGTGGAAACTGTGGGGAAATTAATGACGAGCCAGCGAGATGGTATTCAGGATTTCTTATGCCCTTTCCCAAAACTGTACATCACACAGGGTACAGGAGTAGGAACTCACGTTGGCACACAGGCGATTGATGTGGTCAATGGTAATGGAGCTAAAGCTGCGTATTATGCGCCTGCAGATATGATGTGCTTTGCGACTTATCCTAGCAACGGACAGGCTATGTGGATTACGCAAAAAAAAGTACGTTGTCCGAATGGTTACATTGGTCATGTTGTAATGTGTACGGCCCATGATGAAACATTGAACTTTGGAGCTGGTTTCAAAGTGAAGCAAGGTCAGCAAATTGGAAACATGGGCAACGCAGGCAATTCCCTCGGAGTTCATTGCCATATCCAATGTGCTCAAACAAGCGATAAGTCATGGACTAGAAACCGCTATGGAGTTTGGCACTTCAATTGGGAAAAAGACCCGACAGATATTTTCTACATGGATGGTGTGAAGATCCTGAATTATACAAATGCAGGCTGGAAATTTATCTCGGATGAAAAAGCTGGAAAGATTAATTACAGGGCACATTGTCAAACATATGGTTGGATGAACTGGACTAAAGACGGCGATATAGCTGGAACAACAGGTAGAGCTAAACGCATGGAGGCCTTGCAGATTTATACCACAGATGGTACTGTAATTGAACGAGTAGAAGCTCATATGCAGTCAATCGGCTGGAAGACATATGAAGCTCCGAGCAAAGATACGGTCATTGGCACGACAGGTCAATCAAGACGATTAGAAGCATTGAAAATCAAAACTTCCAAGCCATGTAAAATGCGAGGCCATGTTCAGAAATATGGCTGGACAGACTGGGGTGATTGTGATGGCAAAGCTATGATCGGAACAACAGGTAAATCGCTGAGATTAGAAGCGATTGAAATAAAAAGAGTCTAAACTCGCAGGATCTTCAACTGTTTCAAGAATGTAAGTTTAGATATTTCGCAAGACGGGCATATATTGTCCGTCCCTTTTTTATTGTTAAAGTTGAAATTTGTTGTTGCATTTATTTCGCCATATGCTATAATGTAAATGGTCATCAAGACTGCACTTTCACATATTTGGCAAT